CCGAATGAGCGCACAGCTTCTCGCTAAGGTGCGAGGATTGATTGCACACGCGCTAGACCCTCGCTCAATGGTGGGCTAATGCCTCCAGTAGCGATCACTACACTCCGGACTACTTTAGCCACTGCGCTAGTAGATAACACTAAATACCAAGTCTTTGCTTTCCCGCCTGCCACAGTTCTTGCTAACTCCGTTATCGTGTCTCCGGACGATCCTTATCTGACTCCTAGCAATAACCAGCACATCACTATCAGCCCAATGGCTAACTTTAAGATTATTATGACTGTGCCTTTATTTGACAATGAAGGCAACCTAAACGGCATTGAAGATACTGTCTGTGGCGTGTTCGCTAAGCTCGCAGCATCATCTCTGGTCTATAATGTAAGCGCAATCAGCGCACCAAGTATTCTCAACGCTGCTTCGGGTGACCTACTCAGCTGTGAGATGTCCGTATCAATCCTAACAAGTTGGAGCTAACATGTCAGAGCTAACACCAGAGGATCTAGCCTTCTTGAAAAAGATTGGTCAGATTTCAGCAGCACCAAAGCCAGTAACTACAAAGAAAGATGAGGAATAATTAATGGCAATTTTCTTAAACAATAAGGTCGGATTTAAGGTTGCTACTGTCAATCTTTCAGACCATGTAACTGCTTTCACACTTAACCGTCAGGTAGACGCTCTAGAAGTAACAGCAATGGGCGACACAGCTCATAAGTTTGTTGCTGGTCTTGCAGCAGACACAATAACAGTTTCATTCTTGAATGACACAGCAACAGCAAATGTTCTTGCAACATTGCAGGATGCTTTTGGAACAACAGTTGCTTTTTCAGCACTTCAAGATACAAGTGCAGCAGTATCTGCAACTAACAAGCTATACACAGGCACAATCTTGGTTGATAACCTAACAGACATTAACGGCGCAGTTGGCGATGAGGGAATGATTGACATCACTTTCACATGCAACAGCAAGACTGCTTTAGCAATCACAGGCACATTCTAAACAACTAACTAACAAAGGGGCAAAACAATGGCAAAACTAAAGATCGTTCGTACAGATGGAAGTGAACTGGTCGGTGAGATCACGCCTAGCGTTGAATACTCATTCGAGTTGCATCATAAAAAGGGTTTCCACCGTGCCTTTCGTGAAGATGAAATGCAAACTATGGTCTATTGGCTTGCTTGGGAAGTGACTCGCAGATCGGGTGAGACTGTGAAGCCATTTTCAATTGAGTTCATCGACACGCTCCGCAGCGTGGAAGTGTTGGACTCAGACCCTTTAGCTTAAAGCGCGACCTGCCCTTCACCTACCTTATTGCTCGTTTGAGCATTAGGTTGGGCATCGCGCCACAGCACTTATTGGAATTAGATAAAACCATGCTAGATGCTCTAGTTAAAGGTCTAAAAGATGAAGCAAAGGAGTCGGCAGATGCCAGCAAGCGTCAAAGGCGCGGTCGAACTCCGTAAAGCTTTGCGTCAATTTACTCCAGATCTTGCTAAAGCAACACAGAAGGAAATCAGAACAGCTATTACACCAATTTCTAAATCGGCTAAAGGCTATGTTCCTGATCGAGGAGAAGTGTTGAGCGGATGGTTGCCTCGTCAAATGTCAGAGGGATCATTTCCATTTTTTAATCCTTCTCTTGTCAAGTCAGGCATTGGTTTTAAGACAACGCCATCAAAGCCTAACTCAAAAGGATTTAGATCTTTAGCTCAAGTTTTTAATAAAAGCAGAGCTGGATCTATTTACGAAAGAATGGGCAAGTTAAGCCCAGACAGCCGCTTTGTTCTTAATCAAGATGGAAAGTTACGCGCACCCCTTAAGGGAAAGGGTCGTATGCAAGGACGACTTCTTTATCGCGCTTATGATGAAAACAATGGCAAGGCTAGAGCAGGTGTTCTTAAAGCCATTCAAACAGCAGCTGACAACCTTAATAAAAGAGCTAGTGTGAGAGGCTAATTATGGCAAGCGTAATAATTGACATTGCAGCAGAATTCACTGGCAACAAAGCTTTTAAGCAAGCCGAGAATTCAACAGACAAACTTATCAAGGGTGTAAAAAGACTTGCTGGGGCTACAGGTCTTGCTTTTGGTACTGCCCAAGTTATTGCTTTTGGTAAAGCATCGGTTAAGGCATCTCTTGAAGCCCAAGCTCAACAGGAACGACTTGCCAGCCTACTCAAAGTAACAGTAGGCGCAAGAGATTCAGAAATTCAAGCTCTTAACGACCAAGCAGAAGCTTTGCAAAACATTGGTGTTGTAAGCAAAGACAACATCACACAGGTTCAGTCGCAGCTTGCCACATTCAATCTTCAGATCGACACAATCAAATCCTTAACCCCTGCCATCCTTGACTATGTAACAGCAGAAAAGGGTGCAACCGCTTCTGCCGATCAGTTCAAGCAAATGACTAACGGACTGGCACAAGCCCTTAATGGCAACTTTGCATCTCTAACCAAAACAGGGTTCGTTTTAGATGAAGCAACAAAAAAGACTATTAAAAATGGCAGCGAGAGCGATCGAACAGCTGCAATTATTAAAGTCTTAGATTCGACCTATAAAGATTTTAATAAGAATTTAGGTGAAACCGACAGCGGACAAATGGCAAAATTGTCTAACGCTGCTAACGATGTCCAAGAAATCATTGGCAAAGGAATTATTGATTCCTTAAAAACTCTGGGTAAAGACAATAGTGTTGAAACATTAGTAAAGAACATGAATGATCTTGCTTTTTACATTGCTGATGTAATTCGTGGAATTGGCGTTTTAATTAAAAAGATTGGTGAAATCCCTATCCTTGGGGATGCCCTCAGTTTCCTATTTACAAGCAGTCCTCTTTTGGATTATTTGGCAGATTTAGGAAAAGTAACTGCTATCCAAAAATCTTCTGATAATGAACATCTTAAAGCACTTGAATCTCAATTTAAGGTTATAAGAAAGACTGGCAATCTGACTACAAAGCTCACAGCAGATGAACTTAAAAAGTTAAAAGCAAAACAATTACAGCTTGCAATTGACAAGGCTAACCTTGCACTTGGTAAAAGCGAGGGTGTCTTTGACATTGATAAGATTCAGATTGCAGCAGCTCTTGTTAATCAAGCACAATTATTGGGCAAGGCAACAGACGCAGCACAAGTCTTGCAAATTGCTAATGATACTGCCCGTCTAAATGTCAAGCGTTCTATGCTTGCACTTGAAGAAGCTATAGCCGCAAAAGATGAAGCGGCAATCATTGCTGCAACGGCTAAACTTAATTTAGATCTTAAAGCTCTAAGTGCATTAACTGGTCAAAGTGTAAAACTTACAGACATCAAATCTATTCTTGACACCTTAAAACCTATTGATCTTATTAGTCAATCAAACTTAGATCTCGCTCTGGCTAAGATTCGAGAGATGCTTACATTGCTTGCTTCTGCTACTGGTCAAAGTAAAGCAAAAATTGCCACTAGTGGTTCTTTAGGTTCTGGAATCCCAGTAGGAGATTATGTTGCTCCAGTTAAAATGGCTGATGCTCTAGCAGCCTCAACAGATTCTTTAATTGAATACGCGGACGCAGCAGCAGCTAGAGCCAATGCTTTTGCAGATTTATTAGATCTACAGAACGCAGCGGATTTAGCAGCTTTCCTAAGTAGTTCACTCAATGTGGCAACTGCACCTTCTGGCTCATTACAGTCATTCCGTACATCTGAATCAGCCACCATAAACATCTATGCCAACACCATTGCCAATCCAGATGAGTTAACTAATCTAGTGCAAGATGCCATTATTAAAATCAATCGTCAAGGTGGAAGTCTCACACAGGCTGGATCTCTATGACCAGACCGATTATCAATGTAGTCATTGACTTCTCGACAGGGGCTTCATTCGGCTATCCATTTATCCTTGATTCATCAACCCTAGATGGTGCTGATGTTCTTTCTGACAGCCCAACAAGCCTTGTAGTAGATGTATCCAATCTTCTTGATTCAGTACAAAGCAATCGAGGCAGACAAATCTCGGCAGAAGTTTTCCAAACTGGCACAGCATCTGTTCGTTTGTTAGATCAGAATGGTGACTTTAATCCACAGAACACAGCTTCTCCGTATTACACATATCTAAATCCAATGCGTAAAATGACAATTACAGCAACCTACTCAGGAGTAACATATCCAATCTTTGCTGGATACATCACAGGTTATAACACCACGACTCCTAAGTTTAATGGTGACATTGTTTACACCACGATCACAGCTGTTGATGGTTTTCGCTTATTCCAGAACGCTCAATTCTTTGGTGTTACTGGAGCAGTAGCAGGTCAGACAACAGGCACTAGAATTACAAATATTCTGGACACTGTGAGTTGGCCATTGGCACTTCGTGATATTGACACAGGTTTAACTACTGTGCAGGCAGATCCAGCAACACAGCGCACAGCGCTTCAAGCATTACAGACAGTGGCGACCACTGAATATGGTGCTATCTATATGGACGCACAGGGGCGAGTAGCTTTTCAGGATCGCAATCTAACTGTTTCTTCTGTAGCTTCTACTCCAATTGTGTTTAATGACAATGGCACAGGCATTGGTTACTTCGATGTTAAATGGGTTTTTGATGATACCCAGATCTATAACCTAGCCACTATTACACGCACAGGCGGATCAGTCCAGACAGCAAGCGATGCGACCTCTATTGCTAAGTATTTTACCCACAGTTATAACCAATCAGGCTTGCTCATGCAGACCGATACAGAAGCTTTGGATTATGCACAGGCTTTTATAGCATCTCGTAAAGAGACTTCAATCCGCGTGGATGAGCTAACCCTAGATCTCCAGCAGGATGACTACGCTGCTGGCACTGTTGCAGCTTTAACTATGGACTTCTTCACCCCTGTGAGTATTACTACAACTCAGCCCAATAACACTGCTTTGTCTAAGACAGTGCAGGTCTTTAATGTTGCCCACACGATCACGCCTAACTCATGGAAAGTACGCTACGGCACAGCAGAACCGATCATCGATGGATTCATCCTAGACTCGGCATTATACGGTATTCTAGACACTAGCGTTTTAAGTTACTAAGGAGTAATAAATGGCAACAGGATTCCCATTCACCACAGGTCAGGTGTTGGCAGCAAGTCAGATGAACGGACTTACATCCTTCACTGTAGGGTCAGATCAAACAGCAGATTACACAGCTGTACTTGCAGATCAATATCAGGCTCTTATTCCAATGAACAAGGCTACGGCAGTTGCTTTTAAGATCCCTACTAACGCTTCCGTAGCATATCCAGTGGGCACAGTTCTTACATTACTAAACAAAGGTGCAGGTACTGTAACAATTTCCGCTGTTACTTCTGGCACAACTACAGTGCTTTCATCTGGTGCAGTTGCAGCATCTCCAACAGTTGCACAATACAAAACAGCAGCTTGCATTAAGACAGCAACAGACACTTGGTATGTAGTAGGAGCCATTGCATAATGCTTAACACGATAACTGGTTTCTTGGGTGGAGTGACTGCTCTACCAGCCAGCTTCAACATTGATTACTTAGTGATCGCAGGTGGTGGCGGTGGTGGTGGCTTTACTGGTGGCGGTGGTGGAGCAGGCGGTTATCGCACTGCAACAGGTTTATCTTCATCAACACTTACTAACTACTCTGTAACTGTAGGCGGTGGAGGTGCTTTTGGTGCAACCTCAACTTCGTTTGGTACAAACGGTAGCGATTCAATTTTTAGCACAATCACATCCGCTGGTGGCGGTGGTGGTGCATACAATAATCAGAATGGTTTAGCAGGTGGATCAGGCGGTGGCGGTGGTGCGCAATCTTCTACAGGTGGCGCAGCTTCTCCATCGGGTCAAGGTAATGCCGGTAATCCGTTTCAAAGCACAAACGCTCCGGGGTATTCCGCAGGCGGTGGCGGTGGTGCAGGTGCACAAGGTTCTGCTGGAGATAACACTGTAGGTGGAAGTGGTGGAACAGGTTTAGGTTCAACAATTACAGGCACTACAGTTACTCGTGGTGGTGGCGGTGGTGGAGGTAACTTCGGTACTCCAACATCTACAGGCGGCGCAGGTGGCGGTGGTGCAGGTGGAAACACAACTACTGGTGGAGTCGCAGGAACAGCAAACACTGGTGGCGGTGGTGGCGGTGGTGGACAAAACCTATCTAACGGAGCTAATGGTGGCTCAGGTGTTGTAATTCTTAAATACCCAGACACTCGCACAATCATTGTAGGCGCAGGATTAACAGGATCAACAGCTGGTCCTAGCGGTGGATTTAAGGTTACAACAATTACTGCTGGCACAGGAAATGTGAGTTTTCTATAATGGCACATTACGCATTTTTAGATGAAACCAATATCGTTACAGAAGTTATTGTAGGTATTGACGAGACAGAAACTATTGATGGTTTAGACGCTGAGACTTGGTATGGCAATGTTAGAGGTCAAGTCTGCAAGCGCACAAGTTATAGTGGCAAGATCCGATATAACTATGCTGGGGTTGGATTTACATACGATCCTCTAGATGATGCTTTTATTGCACCAATGCCTGAATGTAAGCATCCAGAATTATTACTTAATAACTTAAAGCGATGGGAATGTTCTAATGACGAACATAAAGCCGCGATTATCTAAGGCTGCTATCCAATTAAGGGAACAGTTTGATGATACCTACCCAAGTCGTGACCGCACATCGGATGGCTGGATCGGTGATACTCGACACGCAGCTCGCCCTAGCGATCATAATCCCGATGTTAATGGCTGGGTTCGTGCCATCGATGTTGATCGTGATCTCAGTGGTCGCGCCAAGCCCGATCTCATGCCAGATCTTGCAGATCAGATTCGTCTCTTATGCAAGTCTAAAAAAGAAACCAGAATTACCTACATTATCTTTGATGGTCGTATCGCCTCCAGCAAAAAGGCATGGGCTTGGAGAACATACGAGGGCACTAACAAACACAACCACCACTGTCACATCTCGTTTGCGAAAGAAGCTGACGATGATGGGGCTTTTTTTCAAGTACCTATGTTAGGA